ATGGCGACAGATGACTGATTCAGAAAGACTGCGCCGCGCGGGTCAACTAGCCTCTGATGAACTGCAGCAAGAGGCTGGGCTGAAAAAACGCCGCGTAGCACTGACCATTCTTGCAAGAAAGCGCCTGGATGATTTCATTGATAGCTACGATGGCAAAGATGGCAAGCTAGAGGCGCTTAATCGGACCATCGCCTTTCATGCTGACGGTAAATCTAATTTTATGTCCGTAGAATCTCGCGGCAAGGCCACGCGAGATTATGCCCTAAGCCAGTTACAAGAAGCTTTCGAGGCTGTAGATCCTCGTTTCTTTGGCTTGTTTGAAGATGAGGCTGGAGTACGTGATCTGGTTTATGAAATTAGAGGACAAAAAACCAATAACCCCAAAGCCAAGGCTGGGGCAAAAGCGTGGAAAGACACAACAGAACTACTGCGCCGGCGTTTCAATGATGCTGGTGGTGATGTTGGCTATCTTGAAACGTGGGGGATCCCTCAGCATCACTCTATGGATAAGGTAGGTCGAGTCTCTCGAGATAAATGGGTGAGTGACATAATCGGGAAGCTGGACCGTAAATACTACACGAAAGAAGACGGTCGGCTGATGAGTGATTCAGAGCTTACTGATTTTCTTGGTGAGGCATTCAACACGATCGCCACGGGTGGGCTGAATAAACTCGGCGGTACCGGGATGAAAATATCAGGTTCCCGCGCTAATCGTGGCAACGCTTCACGTCAAATCCACTTCAAAGACGCTGACGCTTATCTGGAGTACCAAAAACAATACGGCGATCGCTCATTGTGGGAAGTTATGGTTGGACATCTTGAAGGGATAAGCAAAGATATTGCACTGGTTGAAACCTATGGACCGAACCCTGACCATGTATTCCAATCCCTGCTGAATGACCTTAAATCTGAAACGGCACTAGCAGATCCATCACGTACCGGACGAGTCGAGAGATTAGCCAATAGCACAGAGAATCTTTACAACTTTATCGCCGGCAAAACCCAGCCAATAGCTAACCCTCACATTGCCAGATGGTCTGACAACATCCGTAACTGGATGGTTGCCAGTCGCTTAGGCTCTGCACTGCTGGCCTCATTCTCTGATCTCGGCACTATGTACCTGTCAGCTAAAGTAACCAATCTGCCAATGAATCAGCTGTTAAAAAACCAGCTTGAAGTAATGGACCCGACAAATAAAACGGAACTGGCAAGAGCACGCCGAGCTGGCTTGGCAATGGAATCCTTACTCGGCAGCGTTAACCGCTGGGCGATGGATAATATGGGTCCGTCAAAGGCGCGATGGGCAGCGACAGCAGTCATGAGAGCCAGCGGGCTTACTGCATGGTCTGACGCTCATAAGCGAGCCTATGGCGTCACGATGATGGGCAGTATTGGCGATGTTATTTCCCGCACTCCAGACCTGAAAAGCCTGTCACCTGATGACCATCGGATCCTGATAAGCAAAGGTATTACGGAGCGGGATTTCTCTGTCTGGAAATTGGCACAGCAAGAGGATTGGGGTAACGGCAATACAACCATGCTCACCCCTGAAAGTATCATGCGTATACCTGATGATGCCGTTAAACACCTCGGCTCACCTGAGCGCGTTAAGTTTGATGCTATGCGCCGTTTGCTGGGCGCTGTTTCCGAAGAGGTTGATATCGCCGTCATCACTCCAGGAGCGCGTGAACAAATGGTAACGGGTGGCGGATTGCAGCGCGGAACGCTAAAGGGGGAGCTTACCCGCAGTATATTTCTGTTCAAGTCCTTCCCAATATCTGTGGTTATGCGTCACTGGTCACGCGCCATGGGTATGCCGTCAGCTGGTGGTCGAGCCGCTTACCTCGCGTCATTCGTCGCCAGTACAACAATACTTGGCGGCATGTCGATGCAGATAACCGACTTGGTTAATGGGCGCAATCCAAAAGATATGGCTGGAGAGCATGCTGGTAAGTTCTGGCTGAATGCTCTCTTAAAAGGCGGTGGTCTTGGGTTATATGGTGATTTCCTTTTCTCTGACCATACTCGATATGGTGGCGGCGCGCTTGCTTCTATGCTTGGTCCTGTCGCTGGGCTAGTGGATGACGTGGTTAAGCTTGGACAAGGTATACCACTGAACGCTGTTGAAGGGAAAAACGAACAGACGGGCGGTGACCTGGTTAAGCTTGGTAAGGGGCTGTTGCCTGGCGCTAATCTTTGGTACGCGAAAGCTGCATTAGACCATATGATCTTTAACCAGATGCAGGAGTATTTTTCACCTGGCTATCTGCGTAAGATGGAACAGAGATCTAAAAAAGAATTTAATCAAACATACTGGTGGCGTCCTCAGGATGTCACGCCACAATAAGCAGGATAATTATGAAAAAAATACTTCTGGTTTTAGCTGGTGTTATTTTGGCTGGGTGTCAGACGTCTCAACAATTCGCATCCAATATGGATTCGTGGATGGGGCAACCCATAAATTCTATGGTGCAGGAATGGGGGTATCCAAACGGGGAATTAACATCCCCAGATGGCAATCGAGTATATGTATACGGAAACACTGGTTCGGTATATATCCCACAGACAACAACGTATAACACAAATGCTAATGTTGTAGGGAATAGCTTATATGCAACGACCAACTCATATTCCACTGGTGGGTACTCAGTTAACCTTGCATGTAATATCTACGTGGAATTTGGCGAGGATAAAATTATAAAAAACATAACTTGGCGTGGTAATAATTGCACCGCGTAGTATTAATAAAAGGCCGCTTTTGCGGCCTGTCACTTCGCCTTATGCTTATCCCAACAAATTTTACACCAAGCCATTAGTTTGTCTGCATTTGCTGTATTTGGATAAAAACTTGTCCGCTTACGACGAACTTTGCAGATTGGGCACCACTTCATATGCTTAGTGTTATCTGGTCCAGATAGGCAGCTTGCACACCATTTAGTAAGACCGTCATCATTCTTTGATGATTTATAAAATTTATCAGCTGGTAAATTTATTCTGCATCTTGTGCACTGCTTTTTATCGGTCGATATAATTCCTGCTGGTGCTGGTGCTGGTGCTGGTGCTGGCTGTCTGGTTTCTGGAAATCTACCATGATAAGCAGGGCGTTTTGATACCCCGCTAGGTAGCTCTGCTGTAAATGGCTTTGGTTGAGATGCTGATATCTCTTTAACTGTAGTAATAGGCTTGCTGTTGTACGCTTCAATTACAGACTGGTCATATTGAGATGTTGTTGAAGCGTCAGGAATGCTGCCGGGTCTATGATATTTAGTTGATGCGCTATCAATAATCTGCGTCCGTTGTATTTTTATTTCTCCATCATCGGTCTTTATTGTTTTTTCTTGTCGAATAACAACGCGATCAGACCTTTTAGTTCTGTTCTGATTTATAAGGTAAATTATTACTACCACTACGCCGACAACTATCCAGAATATTTCCATGTCAATACCCCGCAAAATTTACCTAAAAGGTAGTGTTTAATGCGGGGCTGATCAAGATGAATGGCGTATGTATTGTCGCAATAGCTTAAATAATAATTAAACCGCCAAAGGTAAATTAAAACCATTTACGGTTATTTCTTTAAGCTGTTTTTGATGACCGAAGTACAATAGTCCAGGTGAGTTAACAGATCCCCCATAGACACACTGGTGTTACTGACGTAATTAATCAGCGCTGTCAGTTCCGCAGCGGCTCCGCTTACATCATACCCGTCACTATCAAGCCTCCTGAGCAGGTGCATTAAATTCGACTCTTCAATCAAAGCCCTGACCCCTTCCGGGCTATGTATCCGTTCTTCGTCACCCTCAGTTAGTGGGTAGTTATACGGTGATGACATGTGCTGTCCTCTCTGGAATACTGTATATATATACATATAACAAAATGAATAAGAATCTTCCAGAAAAATAAATTACCAATAAGGTAATTTCTTAGGTTAAAACAAACCAATTAATTCATGTTTGGTTATTTGGTATATAGAATGGTCATTGAAACGGTCGCAATGGGCGAGCCGTTCCTCTCGGAGCTATAGAGATATGACGGTCTCAACCGAAATCGACCATAACGATTACGTAGGGAACGGCGTTACTACGACCTTCCCATACACCTTCCGTATTTTTAAAAAGAGCGATCTCGTTGTTACCCTGGTGCAAGGAGAAGACGTCACCACTCTTAGACTGGACACAGACTATACCGTCACTGGTGCTGGCAGCTTTCGTGGTGGTAGCGTGGTACTCAAAGCGCCGCTCGCTACTGGCATACAGATCTCTATTTCGCGTGAACTACCCGCTACCCAAGAAACTGATTTACGCAATCAGGGTAAGTTTTTCGCAGAAGTCCACGAGGATGCTTTCGATAAGCTGACAATGCTTATTCAGCAGTTGCGTAGCGTGTTCTCTCTGTCACTTCGCAAACCGTCATTCTTGGCTAATTACTATGATGCGATGGGTAATTACATTCGCAATCTACGTGACCCGTCACGGCCTCAGGATGCCGCGACAAAGAAGTATGTTGATAATCAGATAGCGAGTAATACCGAAGATTGGCAGGAAGCTGATAGTAATCTGAACGAAAAGATTAACGCTAACTTTCAGCGTTCATTACGAGTCCCTGAAACGTCAGTACCTATATTGCCTAACGCAGAGCAGCGGAAGAATAAGCTGTTGTCGTTTGATGGACAGGGTAACCCGAAAGCGATCGTGCCTGAATCGGGTTCGGCGGCAGAGGTATTTGCCGCAATGGCATCTAGTGATCCACAATTAGGGGATAATTTACTGGTTCATAAACTAAGGTCAGAGGGTTCAACCCCTATTTCGGTTTATATGAAACTGGCTTCAATGGTTTCCGTTTTGGATTTTATCTCAGGCGATGAGTACGTTTTAATTGCGAAAAAAGAGAGCACTAAAGACTTGACCGTCCATTTTAACTACGCCAGCACATATGCGCTATCTGTCGGTAAGCGCCTTTATGCTCCAGCGGGCTTATATAATGTTCTGTCTGGTTCGTTCCCTGCCAACCTCGGGGTTATTGGCGATGGTGCCGGTTCAACCATATTAAAAACTGCAAAAGGTACGGGTGCGGTTATTTCATCACTGGGATTCTGGGATAAAGGCGATAAATGGAAAAATATAGAAACGTGTCTGCTGGCTGATTTTTCTATCTACGGTGAAGAAAATGCATTCTATGAATATGACTCGTCTTTTAATATTGGCTATGATTACACTAAAACAACCACTGAAACTCCGATACAGGTTGGGTATTACAAGAAGGTAATTATCCGTGGCGTGGAGGTTGAGTGGTCAAGAGGCTTTTCTATTCTCGTTACACGAAATAAAAATGTCGAGATACACGGTTGTTTCATCAATTATTCCATGCGGGACGCGATTAGGGCGTTGGGCAATCAACATGTAAATATACACACCAATATTATTAAATATTGCGGGGATGATTGCATAACTACAGGCACTAACTACGGGGGAGAGGATTTAACGCCGTGGGGAGATGTTAAAGAGACGACAACCTCAATAACGAGCAATATCGCTATCGATGCCAAGGGTATTCGGGCGCTAGGCGCGACAACAACATCCATTATCGGTAATACCCTAAAACGACCCAAGGAGTCTGGGATAATTGCAGGTGGAACTGACGATACGGAGGGGTTGAATGATAACGTTTCAATTAACATCAAAGATAATATCATTGAAGATCCGATTTCGGCTGTCTGGATGTATCACGCTGGGGCATCAAACGTAGCCTACAATGGTGAAACTGATATTGATGGCTCAACCGCGTTAGATGACCCATGGAATACGGGGATCACCCTAATGACTCGTATCGTTAGGCAAGGTGATGCATTCGGAATACCGGGTCAATTCGACTACGTAAATAAGCGATTCATCCTCCCTGAAGAATATTTTTTGTCATCGTTTGGAAAGATATCTCCATCGGGAGGGATGAGGTATGGACAGATATCTGACAATATCATTGTCAGAACTCTACCCTACACAGGCAAATATTCAGACTGGGGTTTTGAGCACACGGCATTCACACCAACGGGATGGGTAGACCCCGATGTCAGTGGGGGTATGAGGTCAGGTCGCGGGATAAACATCAGATCAAACAGCTCCAGTGCATTATTCGGATTCGCCGATGTGGATTTCCTCGATAATACAATTATTGGATTCAATGACCCAGTTGACTTGAGTCAGGCGAAATATCTCAATGGTATTCGAGCTAAGGGTAACAAACTGAAGAGATATAATCGGTCAGGCATTAAGCTAACATCGGGTAAGTTTGGTAACTCGGTCACACTGGGCATCCCGTCAGGTGGCTTAGATATTAAAAACAACTTCTTTGATGCTGACCCATTTCTTGAACATGAAAATAGGAATACAAATGGCACATGGAAATCAGTGGATTACCCGGCTGCGATAGAGGGCTCAAATGCTACAGGCCTAGACATTCAGCATAACACGTTCCGCAATCTTGTCTCACCAGTCACTGGGCGGTTGAGGTTCCTGAGTAATGCAGAGAATCCGGTTGTAAATGGCACGGGTATCTATAAAAACAACACGTTTATATGCCAGCCATCTCCGAACTGGAGTGATTCAACGGATGGTACCGCAGATAATGCAGGGGTGAGGTTTATCGCCTCCCCGGCAGAAAATGACTTTATCATTGAAAACTCTAACCCTCTCAGTGCAACGTATTTGCAGATTATTGGCTCAACCGCCTCGAAAATGTCACCCAGCGTACCTAGTGCTGGCTTCCATATAAAGGGAGCGTTTGTAAAAAACACATCTCCTTCAGTTATTAATGAAACAATAACGGCATCTGACGGAAAAACATTCAAGCACACCTATACGTTAATGGGTTGGCACCGAATTACCACTGGTTCTACAAATGTTCTTAACGTTGATTGGGTGCTAAGTAAATCAACCATAAATATGTCACCATCTTAATTTAAGGAATAACTATGTTCAGCTTAACATCAAATAGAACGGTTAAAATAATGGACAGCAATACCGAGGACAGCAATGGCTGTATGTTGGGTTCAACCATTCTTGATCTCACTCTATTTTTTCAAGTAACCTCCGTAACAATAACAAAAGATGGGGCATATGCATTTCTAGGTACTGGTACCGATAAGGATAATTCCAGTGGTACATATGGGCGCTATAACGTCACCATAGACCCTTCATCATCAAATGATGCTATTTCTCAGGCAGAAGCTCAAATCATGGCAAGGAGTGAGTTTTATGGATCTGTGATTGTGGCTATGTAGGATGAGTGTCAATACTTAATGGTATTTATTATCCATAAAATATTTATTGTGTAATACTAGCCCCCTACCTAAGGGGGTTTTTTATGCACAGTAATCGGTGGCTACTATGTCAGCCTCTCTAACCGGAACGGCAGTAAATCAAACGCTTGGTGTGGCAACAATAGCTGCATGGTTCGCCGGGGTTCCTCCTGAGGTTGCCTTAGGCTCTTTGGCAGGCGCGGTTATTTTTGTTACGTCAGCAGTCGAATACAGTATCAAACGACGTCTTTTACTTTCTCTACTCAGCTTCCTGTGCGGTCTGCTTCTCTTTAAACCCATCGCCTCAGTGCTAATCGGCCTCGCCAGTATCGTTCCTGCTATCGCTTTTGAGCGCGGCAGTGTTGATGCTGCCGGGGCTTTTGTTGCTGCTATCGTCGCGGTACGTATTGGGGCATGGATTTATCGGAGAGCAGACAACCCGGGGAGCCTGATCCGAGGGGCTAACGATGATGAATCATGATCCGTGGCTGATTGCCAATTCAATAATCTGCTCAATTACCGCTATCAGACTGCTCACATTTCAGCGTGGGCTCTGCCGACATCGCCGCTGGGGCGGCTTCATCGCTTACCTGCTTATCTTCATCACCGCCAGCATTCCTATCCGTGCTGCCTTAGGCGTTTATCCTCATGCTGACTGGTCAGAAGTGGCTCTGAATGCGGTCCTGATGGTTTCCGTTATTGCTAATCGCGGCAATGTCGTGCAGGTCATTAAGAGGTTTAGTAAATATGAACATTAATAAATTCAGACAGGCGGCTGGTATCAGTACCGCATTGGCAGATCGCTGGTACCCACATATCACTGCTGCTATGCAAGAGTTCGGCATCACTAAACCGGACGACCAGGCGATGTTTATTGCTCAGGTCGGTCATGAAAGTGGCGGCTTCTCTCGTCTGGTCGAGAGTTTCAACTACAGCGTTGCTGGCCTGGCTAACTTCGTTAAGGCCGGGCGACTCACTCAAGGCCAGGCGAATGCTTTAGGTCGCCAGCCTGGTGAGCCTGCATTACCGCTTGAGCGTCAGCGAGCTATTGCCAATCTGGTGTACAGCAAACGATTCGGGAACAGCGCCCCAGGCGATGGATGGAAATATCGCGGTCGGAGCCTTATCCAAACAACGTTCCTCGACAATTATCGAGCTACAGGCAACGGGCTCAAGCTTGACCTTGTCAGTAATCCAGAGCTGCTTGAAAAAGATGAATATGCGGCGCGTTCTGCCGCTTGGTTCTTTGCTACTAAGGGATGCCTGAAACATACCGGGGATCTGTTCCGGGTGACGCTGATTATCAACGGTGGCCAGAACGGTATTGATGACCGTCGAGCCCGTTATACCGCTGCTAAAAAGGCACTGTCAGCATGATAGCCGCCATCCTGAAAGCCTACTGGAAGCAGATTGCTGGTGCGGCTGTGACTATTGTTGTCGTGGTCTGCATTATTGTTGCCTGGAATGATCACGGAACGGAACGCTATGAAGCAGGGCAGGCAGCAGCGAACCAGCAATGGGAATTGAAGTGGTCAGAACGTGATAAATCTGATGCTCAAGCCAAGTCGAACAGGGAGGCAAAGGAAAGGGAGGAAGAAAACCGCAGGAAAACCGCAGCAAATAAGGAACAGACCAATGGTGAAAAAGCACTGGCAAAAGCTAAGGCTGATGCTGATAATGCTCAGCGTTCTGCTAACGGGTTGCACAAGCAGCTCTCAGACCTACAGCGTCAACTCGGGCGAAGTGAAACCGGCAGGCTTTCCGCAGTTGCCGAGCTCAGCCAGGCAAGGGGAGAGGCCGCAGTACTGCTTGCCCAGCTGCTCAGTGAATCTGATAAAGCAGCGGGAGAGTATGCAGCAGCGGCTGACCGAGCGTATGAATCAGGATTGACGTGTGAAAAGGTCTATAATTCTGTGACATTTGGTAATGGTATTTTTCATGGTACTAATTACCGATGACGGTATAAAAGACGGTATTAATAATTAGCATGACAATAAATGCAATAAAAATCATTTAGTTATCTGTGCTAAATATAATTGAGTGGGAATGATACTACTTTAAGAAAGGTCTGGTATTAACAGACTCGAAATAATACTTAAGTCCGTGTAATTGCGGACTTTTTTCATTTTTGACCTCTGCAAATATAAAGGCAGAAAATCTAATTATAGCTGTCTCATTTTAGGGAAAGTAGACAGTGTACCAGAGGCTATGTTGAGTAACGCCGTCTCAGCCATTGAGAACCGAATCTGCGAGATTGAAGACTAGAGCAGTTCCGTTCTCTCTCCGAGTTTTCCGTCGTCGAAAAAGGGTGATTGGGAGAAGTTTGACGACAGAGCTCTTCGAGACCTTTTCACTCCTCTCTTGGATCGGTAGCATAAGTAGAGTTGCTTTTGTGTTATGAAAAAGCTCAGCGACAACACAAAAGCAATGGAGTGTTGGATGTTCTATTTGATGGCCTTGTTAAGCATTTTTATTCCATATTTTGATCGCCATTTCCTCGACGACATTTTCATATGACCACGATGAACAGATAATGGGAATGCGCCTTATAAACTTAGCTTTTTCAGCAGGCAATTCATTCTCGCAGCGCTTCAAAAAATTGGCAGGGTTCCTGGCTACAATAGCAACTACATTGGAATACTTAAACCTGAAATCTCCGGAATGACGCCACTCTCGCTCCCATGAAAAATCATGTTTTTCATGCATAATGTTAACTAAAGAGTAGTAATGTACGATTTCCTTATAGTATTCCTCATTTTTTTTCAGGTTATGTAATGTATTGACTCCTTTGAACTGGCGATCAAACTCGCTCAAAAGATACTCACGTAATGTCGTCCCTTCAGCGTTGAGATAGATAGCAGGATTTGTTCCGACTTCTATCATATTTTCTCGCCAAAAAACTAACCCGTATGGTTGTAATTTTATTCTTCTAGGGAAATCTTCGACAGCCAATTTATTAATTTGATCTAGTGGGGTTTCAGTAAAACATACTGTTTTAAACGCCTTCTTTAATTGAGGCGTCAAGCTCATCTTTTTTATTTTTGGGCTAAAAAGACAATGGTGATTACGTGCCTCAATATTTTTTTCTTTCAGAATGTTAATTAAATTATCTTCAGCATCGATATCTCTCGTTTTTCTTGTAAGATGCACCAAAAATCTTGATATATCAGATCGTTCTTTCGGATTGCCCAATGTTCTCTCCTTTAATGCTTAACGCCCATATCATAGGCAGATAGCGCGCAGCGACGGCTATCCTAAAGCATGTACTTGTTAGGCTTTTCTGTCAAAACTACTCAAGTCAATTGTTGCAATATTTACAAGCGGAGGAACATCGTTGCGAGCTTTAATAAATAGCTAGACCTGCTCCCAGTATTAGATACAACCGTCAGTTAGTAATGTCGGTTTGTTTACCTTCACATTTTTCATTTCACCACCGTGCAGCAAACTCTGATGGCTTTTGATAACTCAGTGCCGAATGTGGACGATACTCGTTATAATACTGCCGCCAGTCGTTGATGATTTTCTTGGCGTGAATGATATTGCTGAACCAGTGCTCATTTAGACATTCATCGTGAAATAGCCCGTTAAAGCTTTCAATAAATCCGTTCTGCGTTGGCTTGTCCGGCTGGATTAAGCGGAATTCAACATCATGCTCAAAGGTCCATTGAGCCAGGATGCGGAAAGTGAACTCCGGCTCCTGATCCGTTCTTATCGTGGCCGGATAACTTCGAAACAGCGCAATACTGTCCAGAATACGCATGGCCTGAATGCCTGAATGCCTGAAATCCCGGATGTAGTGATAATTGTCAGACACTTCTTCGTGAAGTCATCCACACAGGTCAGGCACTTGATCCTACGACCAGTGGCCAGCGCATCCATGACGAAATTCATTGACCAGGTCAGGTTGGGCGCCGCTGGGCGGAGCAGCGGCAGGTCGACAGAGATAAACCTGTAAGCCTGCAGGCACGACGTTGCGACAGACCGGTCGCATCATACATAAACTCAACAGCTTCCCGCTTGTGGTCTGTCTTCAGTACTTTCGCCTCAGCGCCACCTCCTTATCAAGCATGGCTTCGGCAAACAGCTTCTTGAGTTTGGCGTTCTCTTCCTCAAGTGACTAGGCGCTTAACCTCGGGCACCTCCATATCGCGATACTTCTTGTGCCAGTTGTAAAAGCTGACGTTGGAAATAGCGTGCAGAAACCCCGGCTTGGGCCTCGCGGAGAATATTGATGATCTGTTCGTCGGAAAATCGCTTCTTCATGGGGATGTCCCCATGTGACTTATGAAGACATTACTAATATTGCGGTGTATTAATCAATGGGGATCAGATCAATACTTTAACAACATTAATTGCATTCGGAAAAGTATGTCAATAAACACTTATAGTAAAATAGGCGCTTGAACGGCCAAAAAAGATTGGGACAAAAATGGGGTATTGATTCTCGCAACAAGAGTCTGTCCATTTCCCTGTATTTTTGCCACTAACAGTAGAAGTTTATAGAAAACCTAGCTTTAAAATGCGAAGATGGGCTGACCTTTAGCATGAGGTTAGTAAGGATCCGAACAGTAAAGTTTTAGCAGAATACAGTTAATTATATTTTGGTTTAGGTGCTAAGTCCGCTAAGGATATTAATAGCCCGGTTCCGCAAGAGATAATTAAAGGGAAAATAAAAGCATCTGATGTTCTTAACGGATTATTTATATCGAATAAAATAACGATAAAAAATATACTTGTTGCAAAAGTTGTAGATGAATATAACACACTGACTTTATCGGGTAACTTATCAAATCCAAATGCAGGTGTATTCTTAGCAAAATGATCCCATATAAAATGGATTATCATATATACCCGTCATACTTAAAGTTGCATGTGCGTTGGCTGCGTTCAGTCACCCGAATCACTTACTCAAGTAAGCTCATCGGGATTCCTTCGCTTGCCGCCTTCCTGCAA